TCTTTATGAACCACAACCCTCACACTCAAATGGTGAGTCGGTTGGTTTCATACTTAAAGCAGTTTCATTTTGTTCAAACAAAATCGACTTAGTCGGTAATTCAACATTTTGTGTGTTTGCTGATGTCGTTTCCACTTTTTGTGGTGCTGACATTTCCACACCCAAAGTTTTGATTGCGTCAACCGCCGCTCTTGTTCTTAGATAGTACATACCCGTTTTTAAACCTGATTTCCATCCAAAGATATGTGCTGCCAATAATTTTGGTTTGGTTACATTATCTATAAACAAGTTTAATGACTGAGATTGGTCAATGAAAATAGACCTATTTGCAGCCATTTGTAAAATTCTCTTTTGAGACATTTCCCAAACTGTCTTGTAAACTTCTTTTAATTCTGTAGGTATTTCAGGTATATTTTGCACCGAACCATTTTCGAAAATTAGTTTGTTTTTGATTGTGTCATTCCACATACCAACTTTTAAAAGGTCATTTACTAAATGTTTGTTGATTACCACAAACTCACCACCCAAAGTTCTTCTAAGATAAAGGTTAGTTGTAAATGGTTCAAACGCTTCGTTATTACCCAAAATTTGTGCGGTAGATGCTGTTGGCATTGGTGCTACTAATAATGAGTTTCTAACACCATAGTTTACCACTTCTTTTCTTAGTGATTTCCAATCCCAACGACCTGATAAATCTTTATCTGTTTTGTTCCACATTTGGAATTGGAAAATACCTTTCTCAATTGGTGAACCAACAATAGATTCATAAGGACCAAATACTTTTGATAAATCTTTTGAAGATGTAAGTGCCGCAAAATAAATTGTTTCAAAGATTTCTGTTTGTAATTTATCCGCTTCCTCACTTTCAAAAGGAATACTCAATAAACAAAATACATCAGCCAATCCCTGAACCCCCAAACCAACAGGACGATGTTTGAAATTTGAACGTTTTGTTTCTTCGGTTGGGTAAAAATTTAAATCGATTACGTTGTTCAAGTTCTTTACAACTTGGTAGGTATATTCATATAACAGTTCGTGATTAAACTCACCATTGATAATATACTTAGGTAATGCGATTGACGCCAAATTACAAACCGCTTGTTCTGTTGGAGAGGAGTACTCAAGTATTTCGGTACATAAGTTTGATGACTTAATTGTACCTAAGTTCTTTTGATTTGATTTATAGTTTGCAGGGTCCTTATATAACATATAAGGTGTTCCTGTTTCAATTTGTGCAGTTAATATTGCATCCATTAATTTTCTCGCCTTAATAACCTTTCGTGCTTTACCTTCTTGTTCGTATTGTTCATACAAACGAGTAAATGATTTATCTTCAGGACTATCATAAGCATCCGATAAACCCGGCGCTTCATCAGGAGAAAATAATGACCAATCACCATCACTCTCAACACGTTGCATAAATAAATCAGGTGTCCACATAGCCAAGAATAAATCTCTAGCTCTCATTTCTTCCTTACCGTGATTCTTTCTTAAATCGATAAAATCAAAAATATCAGAATGCCAAGGTTCCAAATATATCGCAAATGAACCTTTACGTTTTCCTCCTTGATTTATCCAACGAGCAACTTCATTATATGTTTTCATCATCGGGATTAAACCGTCAGATTCTCCACCTGTTCCTTTAATATATGAACCTTTAGCACGAACATCGTGTACGTGTAATCCAATACCACCAGCCCACTTAGAAATCTTTGCAACGTCTTTGATTGTATCGAATAATCCATCGATATCATCACCTTTATTACCAATTAAAAAACAAGATGACATTTGTGGTCTACGTGTACCAGCATTAAATAATGTAGGTGTTGCGTGAGTGTAAAAGTGTTGTGATAAGTCATCATAAATTCTTAACGCCATTTGTACATCACCTTTACAAATACCAACAGCAACCCTCATATACATATACTGAGGTCTTTCTACAATTCTATCACCAATTTTCAACAAGTACGAACGTTCTAAAGTTTTGAATCCGAAATAATCAAAATCCAAATCTCTATCCATATTAACCGCACTATCGATAACTTCTCTATTCTCCATTACAAAACTATAAACATTGTCAGAAATCAATGTTGACTCTTTACCTGTCTTAGGTTCAATAAAAGAATGTAGTTCTTTGATACACTGTGAAAACTTTCTTGGTGTTGATTTATGTAAATTAGACACCGCTATTCTACCTGCTAACTTAGCATAGTCAGGGTGAGTTGTAGTCATCTGTGCAGCAGTTTCTGCAGCTAATTTATCCAATTCGATTGTTGATATCCCATCATAAATTCCTTGAGTTACCTTTAAAGTAATGTATGTTGGGTCAACGTATTCCATATTTAAATCGTGACATAAAGCACTAATACGCTTAGTTATTTTGTCATATCTCATTTCTTCTAATTCACCGTTCCTCTTTTTAACTTTCATTTTATATAAAAACTTTTAATTTTAAAAATCCATATCAGAAAACGCACTATCTAGTTCTTCATCTGATTTATTATGTACTCCTGCTTTTTGATATTCAGCAACTCTTTTCTCAAAGAAATTTGTTTTACCTTGGATTGCAATGTTCTCCATAAAATCAAAAGGATTTGTGGTATTGTAAACCTTAGAACATCCTAAAGCAACCAACAATCTATCCGTTACGAACTCAAGGTATTGTGCCATCAAATCAGAATTCATACCAATTAAACGAACTGGTAATGCTTCAAGGATAAATTCTTTTTCAATTTCTAACGCTCCACAGATAATATCTTTAATCTTCTTTTCAGATAATTTATTTTCAATATGGTTATTGTAAAGATGACAAGCATAATCACAGTGCATACCCTCATCACGAGAAATTAATTCGTTTGAAAAGGTAAGACCTGGCATTAAACCTCTCTTCTTTAACCAAAATAATGAACAGAATGAACCTGAGAAGAAAATACCTTCAACAGCCGCAAACGCAATTAATCTTTCAACGAATGTACCGTTGTCGATGTAATTCATAGCCCACTTTGCTTTCTTTTGAATAGCAGGAACGGTTTCAATTGCGTTAAACAATTTATTCTGTTCTTCTTTGTCTTTAATATATGTGTCAATCAACAATGAATACGTTTCACTATGAATGTTCTCCATCATAATTTGGAAACCATAAAAGAATTTCGCCTCAGTATATTGAACAGAATTAACAAAATTCATTGCGATGTTTTCATTAACGATTCCATCAGACGCTGCGAAGAACGCTAATACGTGTTTGACAAAATGTTGTTCATCATTGTTCAATTTATTTTCCCAATCTGAGATATCCTGTGATAAGTCTATTTCTTCAGCGGTCCAAAAACACGCTTCTTGTTGTTTATAAAGTTTCCATAAATCGTGATGTTCGATTGGAAAAAGGACAAATCGTCCAGGATTTTCTTGCAAAATCTTTTCAGTCATCGTTTTAGTTTTTTTTTGATTAATTAATTAATATTTGTTTTTTTTCTTGGGTCTTCTTGTACACCTCCGCAGCTCTGTTAGCTCTCTCCTGTGTTTTTTGTTCTTCGAATCCAAGTAGGGTATTTTGACTATCTGTGTCAATGATTAACATTTCATTGTTAAATGTACAGTTTTGGAATATAACACCATCTCTACCAATACGAGATTTCAATAACGTCATAGTTGCCAAGTTGTGTTCTTTTTGTTCCATAGTTTTACCAACTGACATTACAACGTGTCCGATTTGTGCTTTTTTAATTGAACCACCCATTTGGTCTGTAGTTACAACTTCTGAAGAAATTGATTCACGATTACCTTGTGTTGCCGTCCAAATGGCAATATTAAATTCCGATGTCATCGATTCTAAACTTCTCATAATTGAACCTTCACCTTTCCATTCTTCACCAAAGGTAGACCTTTCTGGTGAAATACAATCAACATAGTCAATTAGTAAAACATCGACAACAAATCCTTCAGAATGTAATTTTCTAATTTTAGATTTGATTTCTGAAATAGTAACTGAATCACTTGGCATCTTCAAAAGTTTTAACTTACCTTTTGAATTAGCTTCCATTTCTTTAACCTTCGCAATTACTTCTTCTTTTCTTTCGATTTGGTCATCGGGTGCAATTCCACTCCAAATTGTGTAATGCTTTCTTAAGATGTTAGTAACATTATCTTCAAAGAATATTTGAAGTACGTTTTTACCATCAGCGTGTGCACTATTTGCAATTTTGGTAAGTAATGTAGTTTTACCTGTTCCTGTAGGTGCTAAAACAACACCCAATTCACCAATACCAAGACCACCCTTCAAAAGATTGTCAATACCCACAATTCCCAATGGGATTGGGACTCTTGAGTCTTTCTCTAAAGCTGCAGATGGGTTTTCAAACACGTCTCTAATGTCGTCTGATGTTGCACCTACTTGTAATGCCTTTTGAATTATCTGTTCAATCTTTCTATATTCTTCAAAATCACCGTTTTCTATAATCTTCTCAACAGTCTTAAGTTCTTTCTTTAATACCTGTTGTTTACAGAAATTCATTGCGGTATCCATAATCCAAGACTCATTCGTTAAGTCGTGTTCTTGAATACCTTTCAACGTATCCATATGAATTGAAGATGTGGTGTCTTTGTTGTTCTCAACTAAAATTTTCTGAGCTAACGTTTCATAAGACGGCATCTCACCATATAGACCATATAATTCTTTAATATTTTCAATAATATATCTGAAATATGGACCATCAAAGTACTTACTTTCAATTACATCAACAATAGTGACTGCAAATTTTTTGTTTTCAATTATTACCTTAATTAAGGATTTTTGGAAATTCTGACCAAGTTGACCAAAGTTTTTTTCACTCATTAGATGTATATGTTTATATATTAAAAATATTATTAAAGTTCATAACCCAAATAGGTAGTTTCAAGTTCATAATCTGACAAAACATCAGTTAACTCTGACAAAATTTTCCTAACTTTAGGTCTAACATCAACCGCGTATCTAGCCTTTGGGTGGTAAACGTGTGCGGGAAATATTCTTGAAATAAATACATCGTCATTTAACTTAACTTCCAATAAAAAGTACTCTTCTTTTTGTGGTTCGTTATCTTCCACATTCTCGTTAGACAAGAAATAATTTTGATTTTCACACATATAATCGGAACTTTTCATTTTCAAATCTTCAGCAATTTCGTCACAAATATTTTTCACTGTGTAGTGTAAATCTAGTGACCTTCTAGCCTGTGGATTATATCCCTTTACGTTAAAGAATCTTTGGATAATGAAATTACCTTCAAGGGTTAAAAGGAATTCAAATTTTGTTACGTCTTGATTGTTCATTTTACTTTTTTTTTAATTTAAAAATGTGTTTATTTTTTTCTTTTCTGGTTAATCTTAGGAATGGATTTAAGAATACTATCCATTTATCATCTGATTTAGGTAATAAGAGGAATATCCCATCCTCCATCATCATTTTCATTGTGTTTTTATATGACCTCCCCTCGGTGTCCAAATTTTCATTTATTAATAGGGTAATTTGTGATTTAGCCTCATCATCTAAAAATGGGATGTCTAAATTCACTATTCTATCATTGATGTCAAAAAATTCTTCCCCGAACACACCGTATTTGGTGACGCCGGTTAATAGGTTTCTAACCAACCAATTATTTTTATCTTGTTCAAATAATAGGTTACCTTTTTCTTTAATTTCTGAAAGTGTGAGAGGTGTGTTTTTTATCTCAGGAAAAAGAGATATGAGTCTTTTAATACCCATATTCTTTATCCCTGAAATATTGTCTGAAGGGTCACCACATAAGATTTTAATTAATTTTACATTTTCAATTAAAATTGTTTCGTGGTCGTATTCAATTGTATCCTTCGGTTTGTATAATTTACCGTGTGAAGGATTAAATAATTGAGTATGTTCATTAACAAGTTGTGCTAAATCTCTGTCTGAAGAATAAATAATCTTTTTTTCATTAGGGGAGTTTTGAACATAGTACGCAATACAATCGTCGGTTTCACAATTTTTGTATTCACCTTGTCTAACATAAAGTTCTTCAAGGTATTGTTTTATTCTTGTTCTTTGATAATTGTAATTATCAACCTCCTCTTCAGTTCTTAATCTACTTCGTCTATTCTCTTTGTATTGGTGATATATTTGTTTTCTTAGGATTGCGGAATCTTCCCCATCCCAAAACACTACAATTTTATCTAATTGATATATCTCAAACGCTCTTCTAAGAGTATTGATAAAATGATAAATTCCTCCAATATGTTTGCCCTTATAGTAATGGTTTTTGAGACCATAGAAACCAATCGTAAGTAAATTGTCTCCATCAACAAGTAGAACGGACATTTAAATTTTTATTATAGATTACTCTTCTTCTGTTACAACTTCTGCATCTGCAAGGTCAGTAACGTTAACCTTCAATTGTGTACTAATGTAATCGCTGTTATCACGTTTGTACTCTTCGATAGAACGTTTCTCTTCAGTGTCGTCCTTACCGTGCATAAATCCTTGTGGAGTTACCAAGATACGTCCGTCCTCATATCCGCCACCATTGATGTGGTTCTTACTGATTGAGATTTTAGTACGTGTTGCGATTCTGATTTTTCTCTTATCTTTAGTGATTGAGATTTTAGTGGTACCCGCACCTTTTTGATTACCAAATAAAAATACCAATGATGAGTTTAACCAAATGGCTTCACCACCTTTAGCTTTAATTTTTGGTTGTCCAAAAGGATTGTCAGGTAATTCTACCCAAGGTTGGTTAACAATAACCAATGTACTTGTGTGAGGTTTATCTGCTCTTCTTGAACCTGAAATTCTTTGGTTGATTCCCATACCAATCTTATCAGCTAAAACTGATGCATTGTGTTGTTTACCACCTTTACCATCGAAAGTCATTTTACAAGGAACTGAACCAACTGAATCCCAAAGGAAAAGTAAGTCGTGAGGAATATCACCCTTTTGTTGCGCGTCTAATAATTCATTGATATAATCTGTGATTTGTTCAATGTATTCAAAGTCACTATTGAAAAGATAATCACCTTCTCTATCGAATCCCATCAACTCCGCGTGTTCCCAACTCCATTTTTGTTCTGTAATGATGAACACAGGAATAATTCCTTTCTTTTGAGCATCAACTGCAGTCTTTACTAACGCTGTTGTTTTACCCGTATCACTATGTCCTAATAACATATTGATATGTCCCATTACAGGACCCGGTAAACCTGTGGCTTCCAAGAAGGCATCACCCAAATCGAAGAAACGGTCTGGTTTGTATTCGGCTTCTTTCGAGAATTTCTTCTTGATTGCCGAAAAATCTGTTTTTTTAATACCTGCCATTGTTTTGTTTTTAAAAATGGGGTGGATATTTCACCACCCCTTAAATTATTTAGAACGGTAAATCGTCATTTGATTCTTCCTCATCTTGTGGGTCAGTATAAGTTACTGACGGAGTAGATGGTGTGGACGGAGTAGATGTTCCGATAGTTGCTTCACCTGTTGAGTTTGAAACGAATTTCTTTGCTTCACTATCCCAACGTGGAACTTCACCTCTTGCTACCATTTCAAGATAATCTTCACCTTTTTTAGAATAAACATCAGCCCAAGTTAATTCATCATTTGTCCATTGTTGAGCAATTGATGGGTCTGTGTGTAGTGGAGATGGGTCATCAGGGATTACTGAACTGATTGTTGTGTATTCTTTACCATTACCCGCCTTAGTTAGAGATAATGTAAGAATTAAGTCACGACCTTTTTCGACATCTGTAACATCACCTTTGGTTCTGAAAATTGGGTGGATTTTATCCAATACCCCATCAGCCTTTGTGTTGTGTTTAAATCTCCAAAATTTTGGTCCGTCTTGTTCGTTATCACGGTCGATAACTTTAACGATGTAGAAACCACGAGAACGATAGCTTCTTGCTAAGTCTCTGTCTTCTTGTACACCTGTCATCATTAAACTTTCATAAACTTCATTTAATGGTGAACGTTTACCCTCTTGTGCCGGGTCATACAATTTAGTCCATTGTCCGTCAACCTGAATTTCGTGAAATTTAACAGGTACGAATGGAGTTCCACCATCTGCAGGTGGTAAAATACGAATACGTTTTTCCACACTTCTTACACCTTTTGGTAAGATTGTTGTGAAATACTTCTTCATTCTATCCTCTTGGGATACTTTGTTTGCACTGCCGCTTGCGGCGTTTTTGGTCTTCTCATACTGAGCAAGTACCGAATCTAATACTGACATAATAATTGGGTTTTAATTAAAATAATAAATTATCTATACTTAAAGTATAAACAAAAAAAGCCGGATTGTCAAACCCGGCTTTAAAAATTTTCAGGAAATTTTATTCCAACGTTAAGAGATACGATAATTTGTTTACGTCCGCTAAAATCTCGTCTTTTATGTTTAATAAATCTGTGTCTTTTTCTTGTGACAAACCATTCGCAATTCCAATGATATTAGATTTTAAAGACTTTAAAAATACAGTTAAATCTAATTCAGACAAATTCTGTAAATTAAGTGTTCTTTCATTTTCACTTAATGTGAATCTACCATACTTACCCATTGCGACTTCAACAAATGAATCTATCTTTTCATCCATAGATGAATATATGTCTCCAAATGCAATATGTCTAGAATATCCTTTGGTTTGCCAATGTAATATTTTAAATTGTATCTGTGCTTCTAATAAAAATTGAACGTTAGTACTGAGGTTCATTATCGTCTTGGTCTGGGTTGAATGATTTCATTATTTGTTCTTTACCGTAACTTTCAACTTCATCCTTAGTTAAAACATATTCATTTTTACCTGTTTGTCTCATTTCTTCTTGTTTTTGACTAAAGAAGTCTTGTGGGTGTTGATTGAATGGATATGAGTCTAATGAACGCATTTCCAATTTCTCCTGTGGAGTTTTTGGTTTAACTTGTTCAATTCTACTACCTAACTCATCAATCTTAGACATCACAGAATCCATTTGAGCCAACTTTTGTTCTAAATCAGATAACTTACTGAATACACCATCCATTTTTTGGATAACGTCATTGTTATTATCTTTAGTACTATCTAATTGGTTTTTGATATTTTTAGTCATATTAACTAAATCAGTAATATCAATCTCTTCTGTACCCCCCGCAGCATCTGCCGCAGGTGCTCCTCCCGCTGGAGGTGCTGCTGCATCTACAGGTGCACCTTCTGCTGGTGGAGCTGCTAATGGGTCAGCCGGCGCTCCTTCAACAGGAGGTGCCGCCGCTAATGGGTCTGCTGGTGGAATTGCAGGAACTGCAGTATCCGCACCCATATCTTGTTCCAAAATCATTGTCTGTGTGTATTTGTTAATCGCTCTGTGACGATTTAACTCTTCCATTAATTTTTGTTCTAACATAATATTAGTCTTGTAATAATTGTCTACCGTCTTCGGTAATATATTTTTTATTGATTCTTTCAACGATTCCGTCTTTTGACCTTATGATGTAGCACTCACCAGTCACTAAATCACACTCTTCTCTTTCCATACCATCTTGAGATGTTCCCTTGACAGTTTTTGGGTTTAAGAATTGGTCCACCGAGTTTTTTATTTTTGAATTTTCCATATCTTTTTATATAAATATCAAGAAATTTTTAAATTTTATTTTATTAATCGGAAATAAACAACATCTCCCTCAAATAATCCGAGTTCGTCCATTAATGCTTTAGACATTCCTATACCATATGGTATTCCAGCCGCAGGTCCTGTATTAACCGGACCGATAAATCTTCTTGTGGTGTAATCATAACTATATCCTAATGTCACTTTTTTATTGACTTTAGGGTCAGGATTAAAGAATTCAGTTTTTGGACTACCTTCTAAAATATTATTAGGTGTTACTGTGTTATCAAACAAGAATTTAGTTGAGTAGAATTTATCTTTATCTGAATTAGGACTAAGTTCTGACCACTTAACAACACTACTTGTTTTAGTGTTTCCTGACATAAATTCATATCTACTTACAAATCCCATATCTATGTCGTTATTAATAGGATAGTTTTTACCTCCCATTATTGTAACGTTAGCTCTCAACCACTCTTCATCGTTAAACTTAACTAACTGAACGTACTTCTCATTTTTAAATCCATTGTACGATATACCATAAGGTGTTGATGATGCATTCTCAATGATTTTCTCACCACTAACCGTTTTAGTACCTGGGTCATAAACATATGTGTTACCCTTATTATCTTGTACGACCTTTTCGTTATTTGTTTTCTTTGCAAGTTTTTGATTTTCATCCTTAACCTTTGCAACCGCCTTAGATACCATCTTATCAAACAACGCACGATAACTCGCCATAAATGAATCTTTAGGGTCAGGTAATGATGTAATTGGTATTCTCGTACCTTTGAATGTTGTTTGAATGTTGTTATTTGAAATACTGTGGTTTACTTCCTGAATCCAATAGGTTCCTCTAAACAATGGTATGTTCTTAAGATAGAAATACATCGTAGGTTGAATCATAACGTTACCCATCATTGTAACATCACAAGTATATGATTGTGACCTATAAATGTCAAATAATCCAATATCAATTTGTGCGGTACTTGAACCTGTTTCACTAGCTCCCAATCTTTCTAACACCGCAAACGATTCCGAAGTGTTTTTAACCGATGATTGATTTAATTCAAGACCCTTAAA